TATGCAATTTCATCATCATTGAATTTAGTTCCTAATGCTTCATTAAAAGCAAATATATGTTTTTGTTGCCATTCAATATTACGCTTAGAAGTTCTATATGGTTCTGTTTTATAACATCTACTTACAGCTGATATAAATCTCCGTTTCAGTTCAATATCACTTTCTATTTTTTCTAAAGAAAACCAAAACCTATTTTTTTCATCAAGATATATTACAAATCCGCCGTACACATAGTATTCGATACGACTACGTGGAAATGCTAACATTATTTTTATCAGAAAATCTTTTATTGAATCATTCATTATCTTCACTCCGTTCTATTTGTGCTTTACTGACTATCTTCATAAAATCATCGTAGCTATACTCTTGAAGATATGTTTTCAAAATGTTGTACTGATTGATATTTGCTTCAACTTGCACTTGATAATTGTGTTCTGCAATATGAAGCATATCTATCAATTCATCTTTTGACTTTCGCTTTAGTGCTGTATCACTCGGAAAAATTGTTCCTAAGCACCCTAACTTTTTAAGCATTTGGATCACCCCACATTCTTTTGAATGCAAGTTTTGATCCAAACTCGAAATCAAAGTTATCTTCTTTTGAACATTTAGAATTGGCATGTCTCACGCATTTCCCATCGACGTAGTAAGCAGCTGTGATGCGGTTGCCTTTCTTAACAATTCGAATTTCTTCTTCCTTTAGAGATTCGTAAATATTTTTAAACGCTCTTCGGAAGGTATCTACTAAATTATTTATCATTTCATATCCTCCTAAATTTATTTTCTATAACTGCAAGCATGTATCCTTCAGGATTTAATACTTGTTTCTCAATGCCAGGTTCTAATCCATATACTTCGCACGTGCGCATCCATACCTGATTGATATCATCGTCAGAACATTGATTAATTCCTGCAATCACTGATGGTTCTGTTATGGTTGCAAATACATGCAGCAACGATTCTTTTGTACGGTTGATTCTGTCTACAATATTTTGATTATCCATACACGGATTTAAAACTTCTATTTCCCTTTGAACTGGTTGAATCAGTAACATCTCGATTCTTTTTAAATCTACGCAATCTCCTATATCATCATCAGTCTTATCTAGTCTAATCATGTCTAATCTAGTAGTAGCGGAAATGTCAGCATTTTTTGAAATATTGTCTACAATTCTTATGTTTTTGTATTCATTCGGTGAAAAATTGACACACTGAAAACACTTTTCTATCTCCACAAATTTTGCACGCGCTTTGTATTGAAGAAAACGTTTTTGGATGGTAGCAGAAGTGAGGACTAAGAATTGACTGTATATCTCCGAAGAGAACAATCCTCGTCGCAAGCACTCCTCTACAATTTGCTCGACCTTCTTTTTATCGGCACCGATTTCTCGTGCGAACAGGTACTTTGTGTCGTCGTCCCACTTGCAATAATAGCCCTCGTCTCGATAGATCATAGTCCAGAGCTTAACTAGTATTGCGTAACCTGTCAGTCCATAACGTGCTTCTATAGACCGAACGTCTTTATCCATCTGTGTGTCAAGTAGGAATGCTTTTATTCCTTTTGACATTTTTTCTTATCCTTTCATCTAACTAAATCTTTCAAGTTGCATATAGCTTCTTTTAAATCACTACGCTGCAGATGATTGTTTTTTAAGTGTCTAAACCATTTGATAGTAGACATTGTCTTTTTCAGATTGTCTACGCTATCATGCGTATATTGACTATCTACGATTGATTCAACCGTTTCAAATACATCTGTCTTGATTTTTCTATCAGCAGTGCCTATGCACATGTTTTCTGACATCGTCATGTTTGGCATTGGAAATCTGTATAACTTTGTCTCTATTCCTCTATATTGCATATATGTATACATGCTGATGCTTGTTACTTTTTCTGATGTATATCTCACATAATAGATTGCATTGGGAAAATTGATTGTGTATGCCTTACCGGCATATGTAACAATACGTCTATGTTCAGGTTGTCTATAAATCACCTGGTTAGGTGAAATCGCTAGGATTTCAACATTTACTAGCTTAGGTTTATCTTTGGAATGTTTGTCTTTTCTATAAGCATATTTTTCAATTTTTCTAACAAATGTATTCACTGATACAGATTTCCAAATTTCTTTTCCATGATCAACTTTTAGTATTTCTACATCAGGATTTTTATTTGAAATTCTGCATATAAGTTGGCTCATAGAATCACCTCCATTTCAGAACAGAACGATTGAATGATATCTTCTATAATTTGTTCATTACCCATGCACATTTGATAGTCTTCTCGGTGTATGTCAAGAATATTTATGAATCTATCTACGTTATGTGTAACATCGTTATGCTGATTTGCTGGAACTGTTTCCAATAGTTTTAGAAGCTTACTATCAAAACTCCATAAATCAATATTTATACGGAAACTATATCCTTCGTAGTCACCAAGTGTATATGCTGACCACGTGTTATCGCCTGTATCTACAAAGGGTAGAAATTTCATGAAGCTGTCTATTAATGCAGAATCACAACTTTCTGAAAACCGTATGATACACGCACCGCCGTAAGCTTCATCAGGATACTCTTCATCAAATGGAATGTATTGTTCATTCTGTATATCAACATCAAACCATCGAGAAATATCTCCAGCAATTGATTGCAATGCCGCATCATTTGGATTGCTGTAGTACTTTTCTAAAAAATAATTTGATACCCCTGTACTGTCTCCGGAAATTGCATCAATTTCGAAATCTACTTCACCAAAGAAACATGTTAGAAATTTGTAAATAATAGGATTTATATTTTCATTTATCATTCTTTTTTGTGGCAAATTTCCGCCGAATAGATCCTCTGCTTCATACCCGCAAAGGAGTGTTGAACAGAAGCTTGGCGCAAGGTCTCTTAAGAAGTCAAAATCAAAGTCATCATCCATTAATTCAGAAAACCCATCATCCGATGAACGAGCATGTATCGCATACAGTAATTTGCTAAAATCTGACTGTATTTCTTCAGTAATGCACTTGCGCAAATCTATCAATTTTCGTTACCCCCGAAAGAATAGGTTCGTCTGTGATCAAGTTGAAGCAATGCTCCAGGATGCAGACTGCCATCTTTGCATTTGTCACCATATACTGTAGATTCCCTTCAGATACGTATTCTTGACAGCTCTTATCAGTTGGCTTCTTATCATTTTTTAAATCGTAGACTTCACTTCTTAACTTTCCATGTATGTCCTTATTTGATTTCACGGTTACAAATACGTTTCCAGAATATGCACTATTGGCCGAATCAATATATACAGCTGCTCTCTGTTTCTTAAATGTCTCTTCAAGCAGTTTTCTTGTAGCATCATTATCGACACAACCGACAATCACAGGCACTGAAGAATCTTTCTTGATACGCTCTGCCAATTCATTTAATGTAATGTACTTATCTATTGCTTCACACTGTATGTCATAGAAACTATTAATCTTCTTGGCCAATGCGATAGCTTTATTTAATCCAACATCTTGTAACTGGTAAGATTGTCTAGCCACATTCTTTTTTGCAACGATATCACCATCAATCAAGACCATTTGATGATTTGTACCAATTAATAATTGTGGTAGATCTCTTGCAAATAGTGAGCCAGTACCACCGACGCCAACGATGTAGAAAGTATATTTAACTTTCATAATCTATCCTTTCTTGTGCTGCATGAACATTGCTACAAGTGTATTTGTTTCTTGAATGTAATCGTAATCTACAGCGCCAGCAAATTCATAGAAGTGATTTGCGAGCATGATATCCGTAATCTGTTTCGCAGAGTATTCGCGATTTTCTTCGAATGCTCCTGTCATATTATGATTTGTGCCGGCAAAATAAATCTGGAACGGAAATTTATATAACTTTTCAGGTTCTGTTTTCGTTTCCTTTTTTTCCACTTTCTTCGTATCACTCTTCTTGATTTCTTTCTTATCTGATTTTAGTTGCTCCGGCTTGTTTCCAATCATCCCGAAAATATCATCAGACGATTCAACACTTTCATCCATCTCTTCCTGGATGATTTCTTCGTTTAATTCTGTCATTGTTCAACTCCTTCTATTTTCTCTGTGATTGCGATCGCTACATCTTCAGGCGTGCGAATCGCTGCTAACGTTACAAATTCGTTATCTCCATCAATGCGAAGCATCTTATCGCTTAAATGTAGCGTTACCGGTCCGTTTGTTTCGATTGCATTTAAACATTTCAAGATGCCAGCAATCGAGAAGGCACGTCTGCATGCAAGTAGATTTGTTTCTACTTTGAGTTTCGTTGTGTATACACGTGGGTCCTCGCCTGCAATGATTGTTTGTATTGTCAACTCTCCAATGCCGCTGATTTCAAGATAAATAGCGTTATTAAACCCCGCAGCTTGTGTAAGAATATTCTTGAATGCTTCGGCATTTTCAATTTTGATTTCACCATCAAGCTTTGGATCAAACCCTGCTAAGTTTTCATTTGTCTTAACGAATAGACTCGAATAGATTAATTCGCCGGCAGATTGCAACATGATGATTTTATTGTTTACTTCGATAACGTAATCAGTGTCTTTTTCTCTTAATCTAAGAACATCAATCGGTGCATGGATTTGAGTTTCTATATCCAACTTCTGGGTATTCTTATAAAGAAATTGAAGTTCTTCATCATATGCGCAAACTCCATTCGAATGGATCAACACTCCATTCTTCTTCGATACAAGCGATGCAGCTTTTTCAAAAACTTTAAGATTCAATCCAATCTCCTTTCGATCCTTAATTGCTGCATGTGTTTCGTACATATCTGTGTTGTTTTGAAATTGAAAGTTACTAATTCCAGATGCGCATTTGATTGTTTCTCCATCTTTCTTGATTTTGATTTGTTCAAATTTGGATAGCACATCATAATCGTGTTTGTTTAGGTTCATCACAAATGATGCGGAACTCTTGTTTATGTCGTTAGTTTCATTTCGATAGATTCCTAATCCATCTTTGTCGAAGCTATGAATTCGGATTACATCATCTTTGAGCGTTACTACATTATTTTCTAATCCTCTATTAAAGCATCTTCCTGCAACGACTGTCATAATCTAATATTCTCCTTCACTGTTCTTCTAACACGTCTCATTACACGCTCAAAATCAACCATTGTCGTTCCTTCTTTTTCGATGAGACTGTATATCTTGTCTGCTAGATTTTCGTTTCTAACAGACTGATCAATTGCTTTATTTTTAATTTGTTTTCTCTTCATATCCTTCATTCACTTTCTTTTGAAATGCATCTATTTTTGATAACTCAAATTGCAGTGCAGCTTCAGCTTGATCATCGTTTAGAATAATTCCATCACTATCAATGATTTCTTCTACAGGCTCACCTTTTAACCGATGTAACTTATTAGCAATTAGTGAATTCATAGGTCGATACCCACTAAGAATCAAAACGCTCTTATGAAAATGCATATAAATAGTGCAAGTAATGCCATTTCTTCAAGCGTGTTAATCAAGTTCTTTTTTAATTTCATATGTTACTCTCCTTTTTAATCTGCTATAATGAGAGTGGCAAATAAAAGCCACTTAATGAGCGCTCACTCTTTCGACGGATGGAGCGTTTTTAATTTGTTCTGGGTACATATTCATTAATTCTCTTAACGAATACCCCATTAGCTTTGCTATCGTCTTTGTTCTCACCTTATAAGAAAACAAATAATTAATGCCTAATTCTTTCTTATCGATTTCCTGTGCCGCATCAAACAATGTGTTCAGATCTTTTCTTGTATATCCTGAAATCCTTCCAACATCTGTTTTCTTAAGGTAAGGCATTCGAACAAGTTCGGCGTTGTTGTGTATACGCATTTCGCAACTCCTTTATTCATAATTTCTTCTTTTCCACTTCTTGGTCTAACTTGTTTGCAACTTCTTTTAAGATTTCTTTTGCTGTGCCATAGTTTAATCCAAGCTTTTTAAATTTCTTAAGAATTGCTTCAACAATAGAATCGTATTGAAAGCGACTAATTTCGATGTTTGGATAAATCATTTTAAATAGCTTATCTTCATGTTCATCAGCTATGTGTTTTGATTCTTGATAAGACTTAATGATTTTTAGAATATTCATTCTCTAATCTCCTGTGCTACTTAGTAACTCTTCCATTTGAACTCCAAAGTAACTTGCTATCTTATATAGCTTTGCGACTTTTGGATAGCTCTTCTTTTTCTTCCAGTCGCTGAATGTGCTTCCTGGAATTCCAGTTTCAATGCAAATTGTGCTTACTGATACATTCTTTTGTTTCAAAAAATCTTCAAATTTTTCATAACTTGGCTGCATTTCTTCACCTCTTTCCTAAAAAATTAATATAATTTATTGTGTAATTAGGAAATCCTATATATAATTAACTTGCGAAGAAAATATATATAAAATAGGTGTTTTTAATTTAGATTTCCTAACTACATTATTACTATATATTAGGATTTCTAAATTGTCAACGCATATTTTTAGGTTTTCTAAATTTTTGAAAGGAGACCGCAAAATGTACGAAAGGTATTTAGAATTATTGAATGCATCAGGAGTTAAAAGTTCAGATGTAGCAAAAGCAACAGGGATTCCACCATCAACATTCAGCGATTGGAAAAGAGGAAAATCTTCTCCTAAATACGAAAAGTTACAGAAGATAGCTAATTATTTTGGCGTAAAAGCCGATTGGCTTCAGGGGACATCAGAATATAAAACAGATGATGAGTTATACTCAAAACTCACAGAAGATAATATATTTGTGCCAACAATAGAAGATGTACAAGTACATTATTCTGCTTCTTCTATGTCTAAATTTGGCCATGATTGGAAAGATAAAATAAAAAAGGGCTCTCTTATTCCTATTCTCGGAACAAGTAGAGCAGGCATTCCTAATTTAGCAATCGAAGAAGTTAACTATGATGATCCAGATGAATGGGAAGAAATAGATCCTAAATTAGCAAAAGCAGGAACATACTTAGCATTACGCATCAAAGGTGATTCTATGCAGCCAGATTTAAATGAAAATGATATCGTTATCGTCAAAAGCCAATCTGACGCCAATAATGGTGATATCGTGATTGCAAAAGTCAATGGAGATGAAGCTTGCTGTAAGAAATTATTTAAAAATAATGATGGCATTATTCTTCATTCATTAAATCCATCATATCCACCAATGTTTTTCAGCCAATCCGACATCCAGGATAAACCTGTTACAATCATAGGAAAAGTTATAGAACTTAGAAGAAAGTTCTAGGAGAATATATTATGTCAATCAAAAAAATATTACTTTGGATTTTATTTATTATCCTTTCATCATTTACAGCATTATTGCTTCTTGGTGCAACAATTCAGATTTCCAAGGGTTTCAATAGTTCTTATATTATTCCACTTTTACTTACGGCATTTCTGTTGTTTATTGATATAAAGTTATGGGAAAAATTACGTGTTGTTAAATTGCTAACAACTAAAAATCCAGAAATAATTCAACAGAAAGCAACAAGTATCAACAATGAACCTGTAACAGTCGAAAACAAACAGCAAATCCAGCAGACCAATAAGGAAACAGCAAATAACATAGATAATTATGAATACTTCAGTTGCCCTGTTTTCGGAACAAACTATAAAGAAAAAGATATCAAATCATTAATAAAGAATTTAGAACAGGCTGATGAATTCCAAAAAACAGATGAATGGTCATATAGTGCAAAAAAGGCAGATGAAGAATTTATCACTGATAGAATTTGGAAATATGAGCCTTTAACTATTAATGCAGCACTTGAGCCAGAGCCGGATAACGCGTACGATCATAACGCAATTAAAGTTCTGGCAGATAATTCGGATGGTGAGTATATCTGTATAGGTTACATTCCAAAAACAGAGAATAAAGGTTTGTTAAAGATTATCCATAACATTGATTGGGTAAAAGTTGAGATAAAAGGCGGAAAATATAAAGAACTTAACGAGAACGATAATGGAAATCCAGTTTGGAAGCAAAGCTCGACAAATTATAATTTTGAAATTATGTTAAGGTATAAAAAATAATCTATTAGGTCTATATGTTGAAAAAAATTAGCAAAAAATTAGATGAAGTGCTTTCTAAAAATTTCGGAATTGCATTTATCATCCTATCGATTTTAATAGTCGTTATACTATCTCTATTAGCAACCATATGTTTCTCTATATACTCTAGAAGATTTTCTGAACCACTCATTTCTCCAGATGGGTATGCTGCACTATTTGGTGCTTTGGGTGGCGGTGCTATGACTCTATTTGGAGTCTTGCTAACAATGAAAGAGCAGGATAAACAGAGAAAATTTGACTTGCAAGATAAAGAAAGGCAAGAACTTGAAATAATAAATCAAACAAAGCCAATTTATGAAATGAGTCTATGTCAAAGTTCAATCGTCGGTGATATTTATCAAGCAAATGGTCAATGCATTAAGTACTTGCAAAGCATACCTGCAAATTTTGATAGATACTCTTTGATTATAAAAGCTGAAGATATTAGACATAAAAACATGTCAGAAACGCAGACTGCATTTATAAAATTCTACGAGGATATTATATATAAATATGAAAGCAAAAAAGATGAACACGTTTTCAAAAAAGAAGATCTAGCAATAGAATTTTACGATAGTTATCGATGTGAAAATGGTGTTGTTCTAAATTTATACTCATTTGATATGAGTAAAATCCCAGAACTAGAAAAAATTATTTATTTTCCGGAATTGTTTTACAAAAACTTCAGAGGAAACTATTTCAAAAGAAGATTTATTGTCGAAATAGACAATCGAAATGTAGAAATTAAAGCCGAAGAAACAAAATTGATAACCGAAATTGAATTCGTGCGCGAAACAAGCACTAATAAAGTGCAATAAAAATGACTTGTATTTAAACTAGAAAGTAGGTTTATATGTCAGTCGCAAAAGATAAGTCTACAGGGCTTTGGTATTACGTATTTAAAGTGAAAAATCCAATCACAAATAAAGTATCATGGAAGAAAAAACGCGGCTTTGAAACAAAGCGTGACGCATTGCACGCTGAAGCAGATGCACAGAGATTGACGCAAGATACATCTGGAGAGCTGACTTTTAAGGAAATGTCAGAAAAATACATGGATAGTATTGAATCATCCGATACAATGCGGCAGATTAAAAGAACTCACTTTATTCAGAGATTTACCGAATATTATGAAGAACCAATCAAAAAAATAACACCTTTACAACTGGACGCTTGGAGAGCAGATTTATCAAAAAATGATAAGTATGCATTTAGAACCAAAAATACTACCGTTCAATATGTTAAAGCTGTATTTAACTATGCCAATAAATTTTATGGACTTCCAGCAGTTGAACATGTATTAAAGCCGCTAAAACGTCCTAGAGAAATCCAGGAAGAACAACAGGTTTGGACTATCGAAGAATTCAATTCATTCTTAAAATGCGTTGAAATAGAAATTTATAAAAAGTTCTTCATCTTCTTGTATTGGACCGGATGTAGACGTGGCGAAGCAATGGCTTTACATCATGATGATATAAACGTTGCAGACTGCACCGCAAATATCGTTAAATCAATCAAACATTTCTCGAATGGAGAATTACCCACAAAAACAGGAAAGCCTCGTAAAATCAATTTAACAGGCATTGTGATGGATACAATTAAACCATTGCTAGAAACAGATGGAATTTACTTGTTTGGCTCTCATCACTCGCTATCCATTTCAGGAATCCAACGCGAATTTGATAGAGCCAAGAAAAAAGTAACTATGATTAATCAAAAAGTAACAATTCATGGTCTACGTCATAGCTTCGCTACAAATGCAATAAGTAATGGATGTAACATCATTGCAGTTTCAAAGCATCTTGGCCACAGTAAGATTGACATCACCCTAAATACGTATTCACATCTGTTAGAACAGACAGATGCTGAAATGCTGAATATTATCGAAAAACTATCCAAAAGTTGACCGAAAGTTGACCAAAGCATAAGAAAAACCGCTATTTAAGCGGTTTATTTTGTCATGGAGCGAGTGATGAGAATCGAACTCACGTATACAGCTTGGAAGGCTGTCGTTCTACCATTGAACTACACTCGCATATCTTACTAAAGTGGTGTCTCGGAAGGGACTCGAACCCTCGACCCACTGATTAAAAGTCAGTTGCTCTACCGTCTGAGCTACCGAGACATCTTAAATGGCTGGGGTAGTAAGATTCGAACTTACGAATGAGGGAGTCAAAGTCCCTTGCCTTACCGCTTGGCTATACCCCAATAATCAAGTCCAACTCGTAAGCATCACTCGATGCATCATCAGTAAATGGTGGAGACGGGTGGTTTCGAACCACCGAACCCAGAGGGAGCAGATTTACAGTCTGCCGCGTT